TAAGATTATTCGCCCGTCAGTACTAGACTCACAAAGAGTACGTACACCAATTAACTCAATGGCTGCATACACAGAGCACAAGATTAAAGCAGCTCTAGGTAATGATGACTCAAAGCTATGGGTAACCGCAGCTGATGATAGTTTTTCTACCAACCCTGCATTTAATCCCACCCAGTACCTCTCAGAATTTGTATCCAATACAAACTTTGATACACCAATGATTAACGCTCTTAGCTCTGGAGTTTTGCCACAAAGTGGTATGACTATCAGCGTACCGTCACTTGTTACTAGTGCTGGCGGTCAGTCAGGTGTTGCACCAGTTGTAACAGTTGAGGCTGAGGCTGGAGCTGTACAAAATACAGGTATGGTTACTCAATACCTCTCAGGTACAGTTAAGAAATACTCCGGTATGAATACGCTGAGCGTGGAACTCCTCGAAAGATCAGATCCAAACTTTTATGCGGAATTGACCAACCAATTACAGCGTGCCTATTCTCTTGCTACAGATGCTGCAGTAATCGCAGACGTAGTAGCAGGTGGCGTACAAGGTACTGCAGTAGCAGCTACAAGCGCAGGTATCATTTCTTACGTATCAACAGAGTCAGCTAATATTTATAAAAACACTAGCTACTTTGCACGTAACTATGTTGCAGGTCCTTCACAGTGGTCTCTCCTAATGGGTGCAACAGACTCAACAGGTCGCCCAATTTACAACGCTGCGGCTCCTATGAACAGCGGCGGCCTATCCACTCCTACAAGTATCCGCGGTAACGTGCTCGGCCTCGATCTATACGTAGATCATCAAATGGTTAGCACAACTATCGACGACTCAGCGTTTATTGTTGCGCCTGAGGCGATGACTGTTTATCGCAGCCCACAGGCGTATATGTCTGTAAACGTCGTATCAAACTTGCAGGTGCAGGTAGCGATTTACGGCTTTATGGCAACTATCGTCAAAATGCCTAACGGTTTGGTGCGTTACAACCTAACCTGATAAATACCTATAGCAGTCGGGAGGGCTCTTAGCCCTTTGAGCTCTCCCGGCCCATAGTTAGAAATGGAGTAAGCAAGTGGCAGCCACTTACGTAACAGAGCAAGAGTTACGCGATAACCTCGGTATCGGCGATTTATACAGCGATGCCGTTGTAGAGGAGTGCTGCCAAGCTGCTCAGGATATTCTTAATCAGTTTTTATGGTTTGACTCCGCGCCGGTAGTAGGCACTACGTTACAAAATAACGTAGCTACTGTAATGATCGCTAACCCTGCAATATTTAGCACTGGGCAGAGCGTGACCCTTAGCGGATGCGGTGCCACTTTTAACGGGACTTATACAATTACCGGGACTATTCCGTGGAGCACTGGGACTACAAATCTCATACCTGCTATCAGCTGGAATACAAACGTATGGAATTGGCCAAACGGATATAGCTTTATTCAGTTTGCTAAAACTGCCGCTAACGTTAATTTCTCTCGTGTATTGCCTTATGGCTCAGCTGTAGGAGCAGATACAAAAACAAGTACCTACGCAACAACGCCAGCTGTAAGAGAGGCTGCGATGATTTTAGCCGTGGATATTTTCCAAGCCCGGCAGGTCAGCCAAACAGGCGGCGTAACTATCGACGGTTTTAGCCCTAGCCCTTATCGTATGGGTAACTCAATGATCGGGAAAATCAGGGGCTTAATTTCCGGATACCAAAACCCTTTAAGTATGTTGGGCTAAAAGATGCCTACTCCAATAACTACGCTCCGTGCGACTATCGCAGCGGCTTTAGCGAATACAAACGTATGGAATACCTACGATTTCCCGCCTCCAACAATTACCGCTAATAGCGTTATCGTCGCGCCGGCAGAAAGTTATTTAACGCCAAGTAATAACACAAACCTAAATATCTCACCTTTAGCAAACCTGAAAATTATTTTGACTGTGCCTATGCTCGATAACCGTGGCAACCTTAACGGTATAGAAACTCTGGCCTGCGCAGTTTTTAAGAAATTAGCAAACTCAAATATCGTTATGAATATTGGCAGTATGTCGGCTCCCTCAGTACTCAGCGTGCAAAGCGGGGACCTCCTCACGGCCGATTTCAGTATCAGCGTATTAACTAGTTGGGAGTAAACAATGAGCTACACACCCGAGGACATCGCTTTCTTAATTAAAATCGGTCAAATAACCGAGGCACCTAAGAAAGAGACAAAAGCAACAGCCACACCTATCGAGAAAACAGAGGAATAAAATTGGCTATCTATCTCAGCAATACCGTAGTAGTCACGCTCAATAGCGTGGTTCTGACGGATCACTGTACAGCAGCAACAATTAACCGTAGCTTTGACGAGCTAGAGGTTACAGCTATGGGCGATACAGCCCACAAGTTTGTTAAGGGTTTAGAGTCAAGCACTATTACGCTTGATTTCCTTAGCGATACTGCAGCTGCAAACGTAAACGCAACGCTGCAAGCTGCGTGGGGTACAACAGTGCCACTAACACTTAAGCAAACAAGCGCTGCAGTCTCAGCGACAAACCCTCTATACAGCACTACTATCTTGGTAAACAACACCACAGATATTAACGGCGCTGTAGGAGATATCGCTACACAGTCCATTACATTTACTTGTAACTCACCTATCGTAATTACAACTACCTGATAACAAACAAAGGGGCAAACAAATGGCAAGACTCAAAATAACAAGGGCAGACGGAAACGTAAGCGAGCACCAAATTACGCCACGTATCGAGTATGCCTTTGAGCTGTACGCTAAAAAGGGTTTTATGAAAGCGTTTAGAGATGACGAAAAGCAGTCGGATCTTTACTGGTTAGCCCACGAGTGCATACGCACAAGCGGCGAGGTTGTACCGGTGTTTGGTCCCGAGTTCTTAGATACTTTGTCTAAGGTCGAGGTGCTAGACGATCTCCCTTTGGGGTAGTGGGGCGGGGGAGCTTTGGGTACTTGATAGCTCAGTTAGCTATTGAGACTCATATCCCGCCCCAGTACTTGTTAGACCTAGATCCAACAATGTTTAGAAACTTGTTACAAGTATTAACGGATAGAGCAAAGGAGGCACAAAATGCCAGTAGAGCTAAAGGGGGCCCTCGCAACCGTTAAGGCTATGCGCAAGTTTGACCCCGACCTCCTTAAAGAAATGAACAAAGAGATACGCGGCGTAATGGTGCCTTTGCGCGATAAGGCTCGAGGTTATGCACCTAGCCCTCAACCGGACAACCTTTACGGCTGGGCCGAGGGCAGCGTAGGTAAGAAAATTACAGCTCGTAACTCAGCCTTTAGACAATTTAATACTGAGGGACGAGTACGGCTTTTCCCGCTTTACGACCATAAAACGGTAGTCAGCGGTATCAAATATAGTCAGTCTCCAAGCAAACGTAATCGCAGCGGCTTTAGATCTCTGTATTACATTTACAACGCATCCGCAGCTGGAGCCATTTACGAAACTGCAGGCCGTAAAAACCCGGGCGGAGACTCAGCTAGCAAGTCCAATAACCCGGGCGCAGGTGCTCACTTTATTAACCGTATGGGTCCTTTATATGGAGACAAACAAAAGGAACGCGGCCGTATGATATTTAGAGCTGCTTACGAGGATCGCGGCAAAGCTCAGGATGCGGTCATTATGGCTATATCCACAGCTATAGAAAAGTTTAATAAAATTAGCAAGGGCAGTTACGGACTGGCGGCATAATGGCACTACCAAACTTAGTATTTAGTGTTGCCTCAGAGTATGACGGCAAAGGCTTAGGCAAAGCCCGCAAAGATATAAACAGCTTTGAGAAAACTGTTAAAAACTTAGGTAGGACTTTAGGCGTAACTTTATCGGCTGCTGCTCTTGTTCAGTTTGGTAAACAGTCAGTTAAGGCATTTATGGATGCCGAGCGTGAGGGTGTTGTATTAACTAACACTATGCGTAATTTAGGTTTGGCTTTTGATACCTCAAGAGTTACAGGCTACATAGATAGTATGGGCAAACTATACGGCGTTACAGGTGAGCAGGCTGTACCGGCTATGCAGGCGTTATTGGCTGCTACAGGATCAGTTACAAAGTCTCAAGAGCTCTTTAACACTGCCCTTAATATCTCAGCCTCCACAGGTATAGGCGTAACTGAGGTCGCTAAGGGTTTGAGTCAGGCGTACCTCGGTAATCGCAAAGCCCTTAATGCTTATAACACAGGGCTTACAAAAGCCGAGTTACAGTTAAAATCTTTTGATGAAATACAGGAGATATTAGATACACGCCTTAAGGGTGCGGCTACAGATGCGGCTAGTACTTACTCAGGTCAATTAGCCATACTTACAGAAAACGCAAACCAAGCTAAAGAGGCAATAGGTAAAGGCTTAGTAGATAGTTTTATTTTATTAGCAGGCGATAACAGCGTAGAAATAGCCACTGAGAAAATGGAAAAGTTTGGAGATCAAATAGCCTACGCCTTAGTTGGAGCATCCGATTTACTTAAAAAGATATTGGATATCGGTAAAGCTACAGAGCCGGTTGTTATTAACGGTAAAACTATGACCCCGGTTCCCTCAGCTTTTGAGCAACTATCCGAATACGGTAAAAAAGTAACGGCGAGAAATACCCCTATGGGAGCGCCGGGCGCTATCTCGGGTAAGTTCCCAGTCGGAGCTGCTTATTTTGCTTTGCAAGAGAAAGCAGATTTAGCCGCTATTAAAAGACAAAAAGAGTTAGCAGCTATAGAGAAAAAGCGTTTAGATAATATTAAAAAACTAGCTGCAGAGGCAGCTAAAAAACTAGCGTTAGATAAAGCCTCAGCTTTTCTTAACCAAGCCGAAAAGCTCTTTGATATAGATCGTATCCAATTAGCAGCTGCAGCTATGGCTAAGCAGACTGAGGAGGACCGGGTACGCATCCGGCTTAAGACCAACATCCTTGAGTTAGAGGATGCTATTAGTGAGGGCAACGTACAAGGAGCCGCCAAGTTTGCAGCTCTTATTACTGAGGATGCAAGGTTATTAGGAGTGTTACGTACTAATGCTTACTCCTTAAGCGATGTACCTAATCCCTTTGATGCGTGGCTAGCTAGCCTTAACGCTGCCTTAGCAACCCTATTAGCGATGACTCAAGTAATACCAGTAGTAACTGCACTTATAGGTATGGGTGGCTTTAATGCCGGCTCTGCTCGTATGGGTGAGTCCGCAGGTAACGCTGCGGCCGGACTGCCCGCTAACTCTCTTACTGACTTTATGGGTTTTGGGGATGAGCATTTAGGACAACTAGCTAGACAAGGTGCTAACGCAACAACTATTAACTACAATATCAACGCATCCGGTATCGGAGATCAACAAATAGCCTCTGTAGTCCAAAACGCTATACAAGAGCTCAACCGGTACGGTAACTCGACTACCTATGCAGGGGCTATCTAATGACTATCCCAGTCATAAATGCAGTTATTAACTTTTCTACTGG